ATACCCGCCGAGAACATCTCGCCGAACTCGATGTCGCTCATGTCGTCGTAGTAGTTCTTATAGATGCCGTAGCCCGTGGCAAACAATGACGTCATCTCGCCGACCGTCGACTTTGTGGCCTTTGCCGTTAGGCCCGCGAGACTGGTGAACTCCGCGACGCCCTCGTCCGAGAGCGTCGCGATGCCGCTCTTGATGTCGTAGGCTGCCGCGATGAAGTCGGCCTTCGTCGTTCCGGCCCATTGGTCGGAGAACTGCCGGGCGGCGTCTTCCACGACGCCGAGATCCTTCACGCCCAGGGAGGCGAGCTCGCCGATCGCTCTCCGGGTTTCAAATGTAGCCTCGACCGGGGACAGCACCGCCCCCGTGATCTGCGAGCCGACCTCCTGCATGACGGCCCCCGTCTTTGCCATATTGCCGAGCGCTGCGTTTGCCTTTTGCAGCTTTGAGACGGTGCCGTTGACGCTTGATGTGACTCCGGCCATAGGCCCGGTGAGGTTGTCGATCATGTTCATTATGAGGGACAGCCGGAACACGGACTCTAAACTCATGCTTTGCCTTTCACCTCCTAACAAAACGATGGAGGCGACCTTGTGCTCTTAAAAGAGGCGACCGATGCCGCCCGGCTAATCCGACGCGAACACGTCCGCGATCGCCTGGGCGACGATCCTCTCCTCGAGCTCCTGGATGTACCTCGCTTTCGCGACGTACCGGAGGAACTCGTCGAGGCCGATCTCCTCAATGTCGAAGTCCTCTAAAAGAGCCGGAGGGAGGAAGCGGTAGATTTCCAGGAGACCGGACTCCACCACGTTCCCCCTCACCTCCGAGAGCTGCTCTTTTAGAGCATCTTCAAATTTGTCTGTTTGGAGAGGCCCAGCATCCCGAGCAGCTTCTCACCGATGGAGAGCGCCAGGGCCGGGAACTCCTCAAGGTTCGCCTCGAGAGACACCCGGCTCTCCTCGACCACGTTGTCAAAGAGGAACACCTTGAGCGCCTTCGTCGCGCCCTGGGCGGTGGTCTTAACATATCTGTCATAGCTCGCCGTGGAGGGGCGCTTGAAGAAGAACTCGACATTCTTCTCGGTCTCGTCATCGACCTCGATCGTCGCGCCGACGCGGTAGACCTTGCCGTATTTCTCCTTGAGCTCCTCCGTCTGGGACTTCTGCGCGGTGTCTTTCTTGATTTCTTCCATGGTTTCGTGTCCTCCTATTCTCGATTATCTTGAGATGGTTTTTACTTCGTGGGCTCGACGCCGTCCTCCACAATGCCGCCGACGATCATGAGGTCGATGTCGACGGTGAGGGACTTGTCGCCCTGTGCTGCCTTGTGGCTGCGCTTGATCGGGACGACCTTCTTCAGCTCGTCGATGCGGGTGCGCTCGCCTTCGTTGGCGTAGGAGACGACCACGGAAGGCCACTCGAGGCCATAGAAGGGGACGCCCTTCGCCTTGCAATAGGCAAGGACGTCGTCGTAGTCATCCCGGAGCATAGACATTTTACCGGACGCTTTATAGTTGCCCTTGCCATAGCCCCGGGGACGGTTGCCCTTGCCGTAGCTTTCTTCCATGTCCTGCTCGTCGTCGTAGCTGATTTCCTGCACGACCAGGACGAGGCCCGGGATCTTGACGTCAACGTCGCCCCAGCTATAGGTCTGACCGTTTACTTTAAGGGACATAACTCTTTAACCTCCTTCCCTTATTCGCTGGGCTGTGCCCTGCCGAGGTCGACCTCGACCTCGCGGATATAGCCCCGGGAGACATAGCGGATCTTGACCCGCATAGTCTCGTCCTCGAGGATGGTCTCCGCCTGTCCTTCCGGGACGGTGATCTCGGCGGAGCTGATCTCCTTCGCGTCGATCATCCGCTGCAAGGGGACGAACATGAACTTCGCCCGGGTCTCAAGCTCGCCCTGCACGTCCTCGAGGTCGATGTCATCGTTCAGCAGGAGGAGCCCTTCCTTCCGGGTCTCCCGGATGATCTTGTTCTTGACGCGGACGTCCTCGGCGTAGCGGAAGTCGCTCCCGTCCGGGCTCATCATCTTCGTATGGTAGACATAGAAGTCGTCGAGCCCGTCGTATTCCCGGAACGTCAGATAGCCCGCGAGATCCAGGAGCTCGATGATGGAGTTGTCCATCTCGGCGGGGAGCAGCTCGAGGAGCTTCGTCTTCGGGATGCCGAAGCCCGCCTCCGTCCTGGTCTTGCCGATGGACTCCTGCACCGCTGCCTTTGCGTAGAGGCCACACACAAGGCCCGCGAGGTTGGTGATCTGGGTCGAGCCGTCCAGCTTGACCAGACGGCCCCAGGCGGTGACGACCTGGATGTCGTAGTTCTTGACCTTCTTCCGCTTGGCCTCCATCTCGAGGGCCCAGTCAGTGAGATCCCCGCCGCCCATCATGTCGGGCTCGTCCTCCTCGTCGCCGGTCGTGGGATACTTGGCCTCGAATACCACGAACACGGGCTTGTGGTAGACGTCGCGGAGCTCGATTTGCGCCTCGCTCACCGCCTGCCAGAGATCGAGGTCACTCTCGCCGACGATGTGGATGAACTCATACTCCTCGGCGAATTTCTGGAGCTTCTTGAACGCCGCCAGGACGTCGCCGTTCGTCATGGTGGGCGCGGTGGTGGTGAAGCTGTAGGAGTCGTTCACAAGGAACGAGCTCGGCTTCTGGTCTTCCTCGGTCGCCTCGGTGAACTTGAGCTTGAGGCCGGTTCCGGTGATCTCATACTCGCCATTGACGGGGACGGTGATCTCGTCCGTGAAGGTGTTTCCCCCGTCGATAGAGTACACAAAGGCGGCGGTGTTGAGCTGCCCTTGCGCGGTGAACTTAACCACCACGGAGAAGGCGTTCGTCGGAGAGCCGTCGACGGTAACGGAGCCGCCGCCGTCGCCGGTCTTAGAAACGATTCCCAGCTCGCCCGCCGTAGTAGCGGAGACCGGGAGACAGTAGATCCGGGACGCGCCGAACTGCACGGAGTCCATGACAGCGTCAGCCAGAGGAGACAGGCCGAGGCGATCCTTGATTTTGGTCGCGTCCATGTCTCCGGTGATGATGATCGGGGTGTCCGACACAATGGGGGAGACGCCGATCTTGAGGCTCTTACCGTCTCCCGTCGCGGTGGCGAAGCCGAGAAGGCCGTCCGTTACGGTATGCTTAACATCTCGAAGCATTACTTCTTGACCTCCTTCTTCCCGGAGCCGCCCCTCATAGGAGCGTTCTCAAATTTCTTGACCGCCTCGAGGAACTCCTCCTCGGTGACGGCTTTGCCGGGCTTCCAGCCCTGGGCGCTGCATACGCCCGCAAACACGGCCCGCCCGACTTTGTGCTTGCTGCGAAGCTCCCCGACGTCATAGAGCGCCGGGGCCTTCTTGTTCTGTTCCCCCGTTGCGGTGGGGGTCGATGCCGCTTTAGTTGCCATCTGCAATCTCCTTTCCGTCGTTCTTTGCTATGGACTCGACCTCGACGTCCGTGACCTTTGCGAAGTCCGTGTCCCTATAGAGTCCGCCGTCAAACCGTATCCGAATTTGAACGGCGACTTGTGCTTTGAGAATAGAGTCGTCCTTGTCGACCCAATCGGCCCCCTCGACCTCGATCGGAACATAATCGCCGTTGACGTATATGCCCCGATCGAGGCTCGAGAGGAACGCCCCGAACATACTCTCGACGGCCTCGTCGGTGTAGTCTCCGATTATCACAGTGAAGGTGAGAGCCCGGTCGAAGACCTTTCTCCTCTTTTTCTGCGCTCCCTCTTGGTCTCTATATCGTGTTTTGGAGCCGTTTCGGAGAAGGGTCTCCGACTCGAACAGCACCGCGCCGATGTGACTCTCTTGACTCTTTTCGAGACCCTTTTGAGTTGTGTACGGTTTAGACTTTAGGCCCGCCGCCTTGAGCTTTTCGAGGAGGTATTCCTTGCTTTGTTTGTAGAGCATTTAGTCGTCCCTCCCGATGAACTCCTCGGTCGTCGCCTTGATCTCCTGCATGTCCTCGTCCGATAGGCCGAGAAACGGGCGGGCGGGGATGTTGACTTTGACCTGCTTCTTGCTGACCCACTGGCCGCCCACCTGGAAGCGGAGGTTCTTCGCCTTCCGGGCCCGGATGGTGCGCCCCTGGTCTCCAAATTGGTGTGTCGCTGCGTGCTTTGCGTTCGTGCCGACCGCGAACCCCGAGGCGTCCGCCGTCACTTGGATCGAGTTGCGGAGCTGCGAGGAGTCGATGAGGGTCTTCCCC